TGCGGGGGGGCCGCTTCTCAGACCAAGCTGTTCGCTAGTCTGGAGGTATCCGAGTGGAACGCACACGTACCCAGTCAGAAGAAAGTGCCTCACCGTGGTTCACCCTCCATAATGGAGTCGGTGTGACAAACGGGATGTACGATCTTCCGACCTTCTATGAGGTCTTCAAAGACCACATACAAGAGGGTCGCGAATGGCATCCGTGTGAGCACTTCCGCATCGTTTGTATTCCAGGGACCATCCCAAATCTCAACTTTGTTAGGGGAGACTCGGCGTACTACGGTACGTATGAGCCTTCCTTACGTGGGATTTGGGAGTATCATGGCCCGATCGCAGGACACGGAGTCGATGAATTCGGCTCTGTGTTCGGCGTTCCGGAGTTGAGCGATGCACAAGCCGGCGCAGTTTCACGTAAGGCGTTAGATAACGCCCTCACGCAGGTTCCGATGGAAGTTAGCGTAGCTAACTTCCTGCTGGAACTAAAGAAGGGGCTCAAAGAGCTCATTCCGCGTGTGACGAAACTCCTCAGTGTAAGAACTCCGGCAGAGCTTTTATTGTGGTGGAAGTTTGGGATTGACCCAACCATCCGCGACATAAAAGCGATGTTCACGGTCCTGGCGAAGACGAAGAAACGCTTAGACTACCTGAGAAAGGTAAATAAGCGAACTGTTACTGTCCGTTGGAAAGACAGGAACATCGTCGCGTTCGGACCGAAGGAGTTCGGGGATAGTGATTTCTCCGTTGGAGAGGTCCTTACGGCCCTCTCCGTCGAGGGAATCAAGTATCCTCAGCACTTGTTACCTCGTGTAACAGCGGCCAACATGGACATATATGTCACCATGGGTGTCACATATGACCTTGAAGGCCTCGAGGAAGCCGGTGCGTTTTGGGATGCACTCGCTGCAGCGTGTGGGTTGAACAATCCACTCTCGATCTATTGGGAAAGTATTCCCTTTAGTTTCGTGGTGGACTGGTTCGTAGCAGTTGGAGACTGGATAGACGCTAATGCGGACATTCCAGTTTTCAAAGGGACCATTAGACCGGTCTCTTGCTCTCACACTCTCGTCTCCAATCACACCATCACATGGTACACTCCTACGATGCTCCGTTATAATGGAGCAGCGAGGGGGTGGGCCCTGTGGGGTATGAAGGAGGTGTGCGCGGCGAACTGCATAGGATACCGCCGACGGAACGGACTACCGAATGGCAGTCTGATCACTGACGGGTTAACACCCATGCAACAGGCCTTAGGCCTCTCCTTGGCTGTATGCCTCGGAGGTCGGTCTAAGGGACGCGTGCGAACACGCGTCAAACTCTAAGCCCTGGGCTTTCGAGCCCCAACATTCACCGTTAGGAGCCGTTCTCGTGGATACCCTCGTAATCAACTCCACAGCGACTTACCTTCCCGACGGAGCCACCTTCGTTGTGAACAAGGTGGTCCCGGAGGGGAAGGACCGGATCAACGATGAGTCTAATCTCATCGCTCCTGAACTTCTGCGAATTCGTCATTCGTCCGCTAAAGGCGGCGCTGGCAATCCTGCAGGGGTCTTGGTCGATCGCCATCTCGTTCAGCTATCGCGCGTCCTCACGGATGCGGAAACTGGCGAGAGGTACACGGTCACGACGAACTTGACGTTCACCATGCCGCGTACTTCAGTGATCACGGATCCGGTTGTCGAAGCGCGGAGGGCCCTGGCTATCATCAGCAACCTGGTGACAGGTGCGGTGACGCCCGCGGCCGACATCGCGAAGTCGCTCATGCGTGGCGAATCCTAGGATTCGCTCGGGGGGTCCGGTGGTTCCGGGCCCCCTAGCAGAGCTGACCCAGAGGGAATCCAGAGAAGGGTCGAGGAGAGCGCGCCGTGAATAACGGTTCTCTGAAAAGCCAGACCTCGGTAGATATCTACCTTGGGCTCCTCTCTAACCTGCTCTCGGACATCCAGCGAAAGCTGCATCTTGATCCGAGTGATGTCGCCCGCGACATTGAGACTGTGCAGTCTCGATGTCGTTCGGAAGGCATCCAGTTCCTTACTGTGACCCTCCCCAAACTTGGGAAGGCGATCGATAAGGGACTTGAAGATGGTAAGCTCACGATCCCTCGAGAGTTCAAATGCTCTCGGAGGAACGTAGGAGTCCCTGAATTCCTACAGGGAGTCCTAAGCCTCATCTTCGGATCGGATGCGCTCCAGGCAGATCCTTGTCCCACTGCCGTGATGGCAGCGAGACAAGTATGCTACCTTGTCTACAAGCTTGAGCTTCCTTATTCGGATGCTCAATCCCGCGAGGTAATCGCGAGATTTGAAGCGACGGAGACGGAGCTCCGCAACCTGCTTGTGAAGGACGATGACCTTCTCGATCTCGTCCGTCATGTGCTGGCTGTGGTCTTTGAGGGTATTGACCCAAAAGACATTCTGCCTAGACACGGTCCTGGAGCCGTTGCGACTGGCGAACACCTGGAAGAAAAATGGGTTTTCTCCCGTCTTTTTAACCAGATTCATCAGTCGTACCCCTACTACGAGTATTTCGTAGTTGGGGCAGCTCGCGAGGTCCTTGATCGGGTCGAGTGGTACCGCGGTCTAACCCGTCTGGAAACGGGGGTCGCCAAGGTAGTACTTGTCCCGAAAGACTCACGAGGTCCCCGGCTCATCTCTTGCGAACCACTGGAATACCAGTTTATTCAGCAAGGGTTGAACCGAGTTCTCGTTGACCGCTTAGAGTCTCATCGACTCACTCGTGGTCACGTGAACTTTCATGATCAAACTGTCAATTCCACTCTAGCCCTTGTCCACTCCGGTTCCACGGAGGATGACAAAGACGTGCGTGGAATGGCAACGCTTGATCTGAAGGATGCCTCAGACCGTGTGTCGTTGGAAGTGGTAGCGATGTGCTTTCCAAAGCACCTCGCTCGCCATCTTCTCGCGGCTCGGTCGACTGCGACGACTCTTCCAGATGGGAGAGTAATACCGCTCATGAAATTTGCCCCAATGGGCAGTGCGCTTTGTTTCTCTGTAGAAGCTGCGCTATTCTGGGCGATATGTGTCGCGGCCGTCGTCAAGGGCGAGAGGGAGGCGGGCCATTTCAAACGAAATGGACGCTTTTCCTTGTCGCGGGCTGTCGAGTCGGCAGCCGAGGGCGTATTCGTGTACGGGGATGATATAATCGTCCCAACAAACGAGTACGACCGAGTAGTTGAGGCACTGACGATGTTTGGCCTGCGGGTCAACACCGAAAAGTGCTACAGACGTGGCCACTTCCGTGAAAGTTGTGGGGTCGACGCCTTTAGGGGTGTCGATGTCACACCTACCCGAGTGTCTACGATCTGGTCCGGGAGCGCTGTTGACGGGACTGCATACGCTAGCTATGCCGAGTACGCGAATGACTTCGCGGATCACGGGTATAGCAACGTAGCAGAATACATTCGTGCCCTTATCTCGGGTACATATGGCCAACTGCCATATGGGACGAGAGATAGTGGGTACCCATGTATTGTCGTCCCATCCCCCCGCCTCGCTGAATCCCTTAATAGGGATTTAGGGATCCGGGGGCGATGGAACGTCCATCTCCAACGCCAAGAATTCTTCGTCAGGTTCCTCAAGTCGAGGAGCCGCCCGACGACTCTTGACGGTTGGAGTCGTTGCTTTCGGAATCTTCTCGGTTCCGGCGGCGACGACCCTTCAACAGTAACCGTGCCACGGCGGACAAGATTACTGAGAGGATGGATGTCAGTGTAACAGCTGACTCTCGGCGCACGTCGAGACACCTCCTTTCAGGACGTGGATGTGGATCAAGGCCG